GAGATGATTAAGAATGGCTACAAAAAAGACAAGCATGTTTACCCTAACCGAACGCATTACAATTGACGCATCTTCAACTGATACGTTTGCAACTATTGACCTCGGCAGTTACGTTGATGTTGGCGATCGCCAAGCGCTTCAAGTTCACTCAGTCGACTTTATTTTTGAAGGTACAACTGCGAGCGAATCTTTTCCAGTAGTCGCAATGGGTGGCTCAGGTGTTGTTCACGTTCAAGTTACTGATTTGAATCGTGGAGGCCTTGTGTTTGCAAATGACCGGGCAATGGTTGCATCAGGTCGGCTTAACTACGACACTGATGGATTCCTTTCGATGAACACGGACCTTTACCCAGACAACTTTGGCAAGGGCAGCGATGACGGACGTTACGTTGTCAACGATGCACTTTACCTCACCGGACGAACCTCTGCTATCGCTGCAAATAAAGCCGTGAACATCACCGTTCGAGTCAACGCATCCATTGTTACCCTCGGTGCAAAGGACTTCATGGCCATCGCGATCCAATCGACTGCTGCAGACAACTGAGGTGTTTACCTTGGTGAAAGTCGAAGGAACCCTTGATGAACTCAAGGCGCTGTTCATTGAAAGTGCAAAACAGGAAACACGCTCTCAGACTAGGAAAGCCGGAAAGGCGGTAGTGAAGAAGGCTGTCAAGACTGTCAAACGAGCACCGTCAGCGTATAACAAATACATGAAGAAGGAACTCGCCAAACTCAAGAAGGCTCATCCGCGTATGACTCATCAAGCACGCTTCAAGAAAGCGGCTAAGAGTTGGAAGAGTGCATCAAAGAAGAAGGGGCGAAAGAAATGAGTCGCACAGTGATGTTCGACACCATCCTTCGAGGCTGCACAGCAACCTTTACCGTGGCTCCTCCAAACAATGGATGGTACGTTGACAACACTCCTTGGGATCGCGGAGGTGACAGTCACATATACACACAAGACTCAATCGACATCGGCGGTATGACTACGACTCAAGAGGAAACGTTCTTTCCTCAAGCCGCTACAATTCAGAACTCACCTTTCTACCAAGCACCCGGCGTTCTTAATCCCGGCGAAGCACCGTATGGAACTTTGTTTGAATGGGTCTTAATTACAGAGTCACCATTCAACGTGAGCAAGTGGATTGCAGACCAAGCATACGCTGTTGTTGGGCAATCCTTTGACACTCAATTTACATGTCCGGGTATTGAGCCAGTTCGCACGACAGCTCAAACCGAAACAATTGGGTTCGACAACATCCTTTACGGTCGTGTTCAGATGATTGCCAACAATTCTTCCTTGCCACAACAAGCAGGCGTCGTATATGCAACTGAAGAGTTTGGATCAATGACACCAACCGCCTCAGACCGGTTGTACGTTACCAGAATTGTCAAAGTGCAAACTTACGGCTTAGCCGCACAGAATGGTTTCACCATCCAACTTCCTCATATGCGTGTTATCATTGTTGGCAGTGGCAAGGAAGAAAACGATCTCTCCTACATCATGCGACTTCGACAGTCCTACAAACTTGCGCAGGATTTGAATTGAATGGAACTGGAGTGGTGGAAGTTGCTGGGTCAACAGACTCGTCAGAATCCAATCACTGCTGCTGAGGTTGTTCAAGCACCAACTCCCAAAGCCCTTGACCCAAAGACTGACATTAACTTTGAAGCAATTGGCACTATTGCCGGTGCTACTATTGGGTTCGCCACTTACGTGTGGACCTACCCCATCGTTTGGATTGATGGACCTCTTCCTGTTGTTGACGCCCTATGGTTTGGCGGACTTGCATTTAACACAAGCAAGTGGGCAAACGTGGGCAGAAGTTACGGGAAGAAACTCGACATGGTCGAGGAAGTGTTACTATGACATCAGAAGAAAAACCAATTGAAGAAATGAAATCACCAAGCAAGACCGAACGATTCGCACAGTGGTTGATGACCCGTGAAGAACGACGTGCAGAAAAAGAATCTAACCTCGAAAGTCTAATCCGACTTAACGTGCTTGTTTCTTTCCTCACTCTCGGTTTGGTCGGTGGGTTTGAAACTGTACAGGTTGCTATCTCACTGATCCCTTACTTGGGTTGAACTGCATTGCCACAGAGCATGCAGGTTTGAACCCACAGGAAGTTGAATTCACATCGAACGACTTCGCCAGTTGTAAGACGTTGATTGTGTTTGCAGAAGAAGGTCTCATCGCAGGCTTCACACTTGACGCACATCAGTAATCATCCTCGTCCATCTTTTCTGGTTCGAAATGCTCTTCGAGCATCCAATACAATTCATGAAACAAAGACGCATGGGGGGCTCTGTCCGGCATACCACATTCTTGAAGGAGGATGTAGATCCGTTCAAGCAAACGTGCATCTCGAACGAATTTCATTCTAACCACTCCTGAATTGATTCCCTGGCTTCGTTCAGGCAAGCTTCACATGTATATGCACCATTGACCTTGAACATGCGTAGCATTTTGCTTCCTTGCATGCTGTGATCGTTGGGTGCTCGCCAATAACCACAGTCACCTTGGTGACAATGCATCTCTTGGAACTCGTAGACATATGATTCTTTGATGTAAAGCATCACTGGCCACCGCCTGTTTGCTTCTTGAGTGCTGCAAGTGCTCGACGATCGCGAATGATACGTGCGCAGCCTTCTTTGCCCATGATAGACACCGCTGCGTCTACAATCTGTGACATCTTATAGCCTTCATTCTTCATGTCTTGCAGGATTTTATCCGTCTCATCGCTCACCGTTATGCTGTATTGGTTCCCCATAACACGCCCAAGTAGTCGACAATAATAATGTTATTCCTAATTCACTTTGAAAAAAAGGGTAAGCAGAATAATATAGCGGGGGCTATACGCTAAGGGGTGGAGGTCGGGGGAGCGAAGCGAGGGTGGTAAGCAAAAGGTCGAGCCTTTGCCACCGGTAGAGAAGATTAAGTGCTGGATGTGGGGTACTTGTGTTGTCCGGGGGAACCGGTTTGGTACGTCATGCACAAAAACAACCCCCGGACACCCAAAAGAGATGATTAAGAATGGCTACAAAAAAGACAAGCATGTTTACCCTAACCGAACGCATTACAATTGACGCATCTTCAACTGATACGTTTGCAACTATTGACCTCGGCAGTTACGTTGATGTTGG